CGGTTTTGTCAGGAATAATGCCCGTTTCCATGAACGTCAGAAGGGCATAATCCAGCGCATAGTCGTCCCTGCCTCCAAAGAAACGCACTCTGTTCACGACATCCCGTTGACCGGCTATAACGTCGTTGTCGTAGTGCCCCAAAACGTCGTACGCGTCCCCTGTCATCCAGCTCATATCAGACCGCTTGACCGAGTAGTTCGGGCGCAGTTACGTTGAACTCGACTCTGACAGAATGGCCTTCGTCGAACCAGCTCCGATAAATGCCCCTGTTGCAGAGTTCGACAATGTTTGCCATCGTTGCGTCACCGAGAAATCGGGCTGTAACGGGCACGGTTTCTGGATGTGCATTTGCAATCGTGATAATTGCATAATTTTTAGGCATGGTGATACCTCCGGTGTTTTGCTTTGTGAATGGTGGATTGTGTGACAGCTCCGCTTGGTTGCTGTCTGACTGTCCAGCGGGCGCGCCTTACTTGGTGGCGAACGCCTTCAGATGTGCTTCAGAAGTGGCGTTCATGAGGACGACGACGACCTTGCGAGCGAACGTGCGCGCCTTGGCTGTATCGCGAGCGTACCAGCAGACGGACTTCGAATTGAACCGGAACCCGTTCAGCTTCATCGAATCACGCAGTTCGGCCTGTGGCTTGCCGTCGAAAACGAGTTCGACCCCGTTGTACTTCGCGTTCAGGCGCAGTTCCGCGATGTGCGCGAGAGCGGGCGCAGTTGCGGGCTTGCGGGTTGCGACCGCCTTGAAAGCGGCCTTGGAAGCGGTTGGAGCGGCTTGGAGCTTCGCGACGAGCGCGTTGAGCGTGGCGACCTGCGCGAGTACGTTCTTAATCTGAGTTCTCTGAGTCATGATGTTCCTCCTGTGGTGCTTGTGTTGGGAGTTTACACAGCTCCCATGGCTGCGACTACGCGTCGTGTCAGCAGTTCAGGGCATGCTCACGCACGGTTACTGGACTGTTCACATGACGCGGCTATGGTTGCTTGCCATAGCGCGTCAGTTGCTGAATACCACATAGCCCCGACATAAAAGACACCAGCAGACTTTCCAATCGCGGCAACATATCCGCGTCAGCACTGCCCGTGCGCTATACGCGCGGGTATGTGCGCCTACAGTAAGGAGAGGAATAAATCGGCGTCATATAAGAAGGCATGCTCACGCACGCCTAAGGGTCATTGGCAGGTGCGCGCTGTCTGAATGTTCCCGCGTACTGTCCATGTGTGCGCACAGTGTTAATAGCCATTGACTATCTACCTAACAACTACCATTAACTTAGTGCGCTTGTATTCTGTCCAAGTGTTAAAGCGATACCGAGTATGTAGAAAGCGCGCTATTTGACGTTCTAAGACATCCTGTAGTATAGATACAGGGTACAGTGTAAACGTACTAGGCTCACACTGTCGTGTGCTAGCATTGCCTTAATTGCCATTGCACACAGTCTTATGTTTCTAACTCGCTTTATACTCTATCGCTTGTGTATTGCTTGGATTGCGTGTAGCTAGCTTTTAATCACTACACGTCGTTTTATGATATCGTATTGCGCTATTGCGTATTGGTGCTGTATAGCTACAGCTTGTAAGGTGTTAACCCTTACTGATTGCGCTTTATAGTGCTAGCTATAACGCGCGTTTAACCTCTACGCTTTACTCAATATCAACTTTAATTGTCAGTGACGCAATATACTAGTCACTTGGAATAGGTAGCAGCTATGCTACGCGCAATAGGTATTAGTTGTTTCTGCAACTGCTACCACTAAGCGCACATTGGCAATGAGTGTATAGCTTTTAACTTAGCTACACTGCAATGATATCTACTCATGCAATGCTTGTGCTATTCCAGACTTGAAGCAATACGCTATTGGAGTTTCACTGCGTACGCTTGTATGTCTTCAGGCTCATTGGCTGTAGTTTCACTCTATCACTCATATCTAGCTAGCTGGGGGGTGCATTAAATCTAGCGATAGGTGTGTCTGGCATGGTCTCCTAAGCACGTCTGTTAAGTTATGTCATTACCTACCGGGGAAGCTATGTCTTGCGGGGATGCTACTCTGCTTGATTTCTAGCAACAGTTGTACCTAGTTAAATGAAAGCCAGTCTTGATGCTGTTGTACTATTGTAGTAGTACAAGCAGACAAGAAAGCGAATCGCCGGAAAAGGAAAAGTCTCCTGACCCCCCAAAAACCTGCCTTCCGCTAGTTCTGATGCGGGGGTCTTTTGGACGGGCGCTTTGTTTTTCTTGGACAGCAATATGTTGACATTGCATAATTATGATTTAGTGCAAGGGGGATAGTAAAGAATCCAGTTGTTAAGTCATTGGTCAAATACAAAATTAGGCACTTACGTTTTTAGGAACCGCGCAAATCTTTTCTACTAATATTCACTTCTCCTTAAAAAAAACTTCAATAGCTAGTTCTTTAATAGATAGTTCTTTTAAAAGAACCCCATGGTGTAAGTAATATATGGGGACATGGCGTAATTAAGCACTTACGTAACGTCATAATTAGTGACTGCCGCAAAACCGCATCATCACCGCCATAGAGACCCATTCTGTTCTATAGGTTGGAAGGGTATGTCTACTTTTCCTCCCTCGTCTGCGGAGAGCAGACATAATAGTACCTATGGGCGGGGTTTGCTCTCCTTTTCCCCGCCCGCCCTTGTTTTTCTAGAATATACATGGCGGGCGTCAGCCGATTCTGATTCCCGCCAACCCTAATCGGAGGGAATCTGCGCTATGACTAAGGAAGAAAAGGCTTTTTACATGCAGTTCTATCGTCTTGAACATCGAGAAGACATAAAAGCCTCCAATAAGAAATACTGTCGCAATAACGCCGAGAAGATAGCTGTCAAACAACATGAATATTACACGTTGGACAAAGATGGGTACAAGTCTCGGGCGAAACTCTGGAGGGAAACTCATCCGGAAGAGGCCAACGTTACCAGTAGAGTTTGGTACGCCGCAAATACGGAGAAGGCCAAATCTTACGGTAAGGTCTGGCGAAAAGATAACCCCGAAAAAGACAAACTAACGCACAGAAAGGGGAGGGCAAAACGTCGCACTCTCGGATTTTTTCCACTCAACCAACCCTTTAATGGTTGTGAAGGACATCACGTCGACCGAGAACGCGTCATCAACATCCCAAAATGGTTACATCGCAGTATCCCCCACAATGTTTTTACGGGACAGGGTATGGAAGAAATCAATGCTCTCGCTCTTGCATATATCAATGGGAGAACTCCTGTTCTGCAAGCAGGAAATGAGGGTTCGAATCCCTCTTAGTCTACCATACGAGCATGTCGATTATCTAGTAAGTCCCCTGTCCCCAAAACAGGAGAACCCTGTGCAAATCGGGGCGAGCTCGCCATTTGAAAAGAAAGAGGGAGAAGAAAAGGATGAGAGAGTTTTTCTGGTTTTTCGGTTTGGCAATTCTCACTGGCATCCTCATTGATGCCGTGATTTGGATTCACGACTACAAGCGCAAGCATCCCTATCCCGAGTACCGTGCGATAGTCGAAAAGAAGCTGATGCCCTCATGGAATTGGACTCTCGAGGATACTCAAGTCACCTACTATCAGTCAAATAATGATGATGAAGGTTGCTACCTGCAACTCCTTATTTGCTATGGGCCAGACATCCTCCATCGTAAGGTTCGGGTAAGCAAGTCTTTTCTTCAGGCGATGAACATCGGGGATACAGTCCGCGTTCAGGATAAGTTCGGGGACTTTGAGCTCATGTGGAGCAAACCCTGATGGTCGGCATAACGGTAGAGCGCGTCACAAAGAAAAAGATGCACGAGGAATGGGTAAAAGCCGGGGGAGATGAGTCAATGACCCCCGAAGGACTAACCCTTACCCCGAAAGAGATAACACGCAACCCTATCAGGGGAAACGGCAAAATCGAGATATTCATCCAAGAAAAGATGAATCAAGACCTTGCTCGTGAAACCATCTTCCACGAACTCCTGCACGTTGGACAGTTTCTGTGTGGATGCGAAATCGACGAGAAGATGTCCGTGGAATGGGCGAAGTTCCTCACGACTTGGCTAAAGGAAAAGAAAAAAGACAAGAAATCAGATTAGAGAATCTTATGGTGGGGAGCAGCTATCCCTGTTCCCCATCAACCCTTGGATAGAAGGAGTTCTAAAATGCAAATTCAACTTACTCAAGGTTTTTATACCACGATAGATACAGACGATTTTGAGAGAGTCAGCGAACACAGTTGGTGTTACTATAAGGGATACGCAGAAGCGAGGATGGGTGGACGTAAAATTTACCTTTCTCGTTTCATCATGGATACGCCTGATGATTTCGACTGCGACCACATCAACCACGACCGTCTCGACAATCGTAAGGGCAACCTGAGAAACTGCACCACGTCACAGAACATGTGGAACATGAAGAAACACGTGAGCGGCAGCTCGAAGTACAAGGGTGTAAGTTGGGACGCCGTGAAGGGGAAATGGAGAGCTGAAATCGAAAAGAATCCTGCGCGTCGCAACCTTGGGCGCTACGTCATCGAAGCAGATGCTGCTCTGGCTTACAATCGGGCAGCTATCGAACTCTTTGGCGAATTTGCTCTGCTAAATGTTATAAGCGAGGACTAAAAGCCCCACCTTTGTCTATAGAGCTGGTTTTCAGCAGTACCACATATGGGGTTTATGCCTAAATCTGCCACGGATAGCTTCCGCCATGGAAATAGGTTGGGTGCGCGCTGTAACATACCCAAACCCCACCCGTTCTTTTTGAGGCGTAGTGTAATCGGCAACACTCCCGGCTCTGAACTGGGAAAGTGTAGGTTCGAACCCTACCGCCTCAGCCAATGTTCCCCTGTCGTCTAAGGGCAGGACTACAGGCTTTGAACCTGTGTATCTACGTCCGATTTGTAGTGGGGGAGCCAATCATCAATTCTGCCAGATTGCAATGAAGTTTAGTTGGTCTGAAGAGCCCTGAACTTCGCAACCCGGCATTTCTGCAGGACTAATGCGTAACGAGGCACCACAAGGAGGTGAGGGCATTCTAATACCTTAAAACTACTGGAATATGAGCCTTTTGGTTGATTTTGGTAAAAACCGGCTTGGTTCTTATCAAAATGAGCCTTTAGCGGCTCAAATAATGGGAAAAAGGGAGAAAAACTTATCAGATTTATAGAAAAAACGTGAGTTTCATTCGATGGCGACTAGCTTTTTTCGACGGAAGAAAGTGAAACCAGACTCAACCATGAGTCGCCATCGTCGTAAACGGTTGAGAAAGGTTGAGTATGAGACACAAGGGAACGTTCGCTAAGAGGATTTGTCGGGGATGTCACGAGGAATATTTCCCGGCAGGAAACAACCAGAAATACTGCTCAGCTTCATGCCGTGAGCCAGAAGATAAAAGGAATAGGAATCTATCCCATCGTAATAGTTATCTCCCCCGCCCTAAAAAAACAGGAATCTGTTTGGGATGCGGCGCGGAATACCAACAGACAAATGGGAATCAACGGTGGTGTCTGGAATGTCGACACCTTAAGATAAATAGTCGAAGTTATAGCCATCGTTTTAAGAAATACGGATTCACCGAAGAACTATACAAAGAACGTTCAATCTCTCAAGACGGAAAGTGTGCAGTTTGTGGAAAGTCCACCAAATTAGTTGTTGACCACGACCACCTTACGGGAAGAGTTCGCGGACTTCTTTGCCGTGATTGCAATCTTGCACTGGGTCACGTTCACGACCATCCCGACATTTTGCAGAAACTCATTGACTATCTTCAGGATATCGTTCACGTATAAGGGAGAGAAAACAAAAAATGGAAACTCACTCAATTTTAGCAAAACAGGAGATTCTAGACGCACTCAAAAACGTCGCAGTCGATATTAACCGGGCAGTCAGGTATGCTGCAGTAGGAAAGGACAACGAAAGCCGCGACTGCATGGACAGAGCCGCGAATATCCTCTTCCTTGTGAGGCAGACAATCGAGGAAATAGCGAGAGCGAACGCTCTCCCCGATGAACCCATCACGGAAAACTCCAAACCATTTCTGTATTCCATCAACACCTCGTCTACGGCGTACTATCCGAAGGACGCACTCGTCACATTCACAGCAGTATAGCCCTTAATGTCTAGGGCTCTGCCCCTATTCGGGGTTATGACGCCATCGGGAAGACCCTCCGGTTTTCCCGGCGTCTCTTCAGGGAGTTTTAAGTGAAACATGGCCGGGAATAGCTAGTCCTATTCTCGGCCAACCCTTGACTAGAAGGATGAAAATATGGAGAAGGTTTTCAAGACAAAGATTTGCAAAAACTGTAAAAAGGAATTTTCGCCAACGGGCGGCCATCAGGAAAATTGTCATGAATGCCGTTCGATTGTAGCAAAAGTGGCGAAAAACATTTCCAATAGAATTTGGCGTGAAGCCAACAGAGAGTATGCGCGGGTTTTCGGTAGAACAAAACGCGTTGAAGACCCTGAAAATGCGAGGCATTACGACAGGGAGTATTATGCTGCTAACTCGGAGAAGTTAAAAAGTCGCGGGAGAATGAGATACGCCGCAGACCCCGGGAAAGCAAGGGGTTTCTCTTCGAGATGGCATATTGAGAACCCTGAGAAAGCAAAAACCTGTATTGAAGAATGGCAGAAAAAGAACCCCGAAAAAGTTAAGAAAACAAGAAGGAAACACAATGCCAAACGTCGTGTCCTTGGTTTCATTGCAATCAATGAACCATTTGAGGGTTGTGAAGCGCATCACTTCAATAAGGTATACGTCATTTACATTCCCAAATGGTTGCATCGTAGCATTTCGCACAACGTCTGGACTGGCAAGGGCATGGCAGAAATCAATGCCAAAGCCTTTGCATGGTTGACTGAGGATTGGACATGAAGAAAACATTCATCGAGAAATTTGATGCTCAAGGGAAGGCCGTAGTCCTCGATTACGCCGCAAATCATAGTTCCCGGGAGACTGCTGCCTTCATTCAGAAGCAGTTTGGCGTCTCGGTCTCGTATGTGACCATTACCGCCATGCAGAAGCGCCATTATGCTCAACTGCCAACAGAAGTCAAAATCATCAAGTATCAGTCATCCAAGAACATCTTTGCGATACAGACGTATCTCATGGAGGTGTTCGAGGGCTATAAGGCAAAGGTTAAAGACCTTACGCTGTCCGATGTCATCCGCGCACAGTATCAGGCGGGTGCAGTCGAACTCGGACTCAAGATTGCCAAGATAGCAGCCGAGGTCATCAAGACACCGCTAGCCGCAACGTCTTCATCTGAATCATCATCCGTACAGGAAGTCGACACTATGAGATGGGCGAAGACCCTTGACAGCACCCCCGATGAAGTCGTCGAGGGTGAAGGCGTCGAGAAAACCGAGGGTGTTGCCAAGGAAGAACCCTGATGGCGTCGCAGTTAGTCTACAAGCCTCAGTGGTATCAGGTCTCCTTTCACAAGAGCCTTGCTTTTGTGCGTTCAGCGTTCGGTGGTCGTCACTCGGGCAAGTCAATGGCGGGTGTCAACGAAGCAATCAGGGCGGCAACCGTAGGAATTCCGGGTATCCCGGCTCCCAATATCGGTTTGTGCGTCTCCCCTACGAAGGAGTTGCTCGAGGGCGACCTTGTTCCACTCTTTCAACAATATCTTGATTACAGCCTCGTTAAGAAGTTTACTAAACACACCATCGTCTTCACGAACGGCTCCGTCATCCATCTGCGTTCCGGGTTCAAACCCGATGCAGTCAGGGGACTCCATCCTAACTGGGCGTTTATTGACGAAGCGGCCTATCTCGAGACGGGCGATGTCTTTCAAAATATCTTGCTCGGACTCCAACAGGGCGGGCGCATTTGGATAGCGTCGACGCCAAAGGGGTTCAACTGGGCATATTACCAACTCTTCCTTCCGTGGAAAACGGCGGTAGAGAATGGAACGATAGACGACGCTCAATACGTTGCCTACTCTTGGCGTTCGGATATGAACCAATACCGAAACCAAGAGATGCTCGACAAAATCATCTCTGCTATCCCCGACGAGAAACGAAGGCGACAGGAACTCGATGCTGAGTTCATCTCCTACGAGGGTCAGGTCTACAAGGAACTCGATGTCGAGATAGTCGCAGCAGCACCTTCCTACGTCGAACACGTCGCTATAGGTTTCGACTGGGGATACACTCACCCTTCTTCATTTCAAGTCCTCGGGGAACGCGAGGGTGTAGTCTACCAACTCGAAGAAGTCATGTTATACAGCGCAACGCCACTTCGGGTTTCTGAAGAAGCCGAACGGCTGTCAGCAAAATATGGATGGCCGCGCATCTTCGCCGACCCCTCAGCCCCCGGCATCATCGCAGAGATGATGCAGTTCAATCCCCGCATCAGAGTCGAGAAGGCAATGAACGACGTGCCTGTCGGCATCGGCAAGGTTGATGACGGCTTCCGCACGGACAAACTCAAGATTTGCAACGCCCCTCGCTTCTTGGAAGAAAAGAAGGGGTACCACTGGATAGGGGACAAGGTGTTCAAGGAGAACGACGATTCCTGTGACGCTTTGCGTTACGGATACTGCGGTATCGAAATACCAGACAACTCGAAAATCATCATCATCATTGATACTCGAACAGCAGAAGATTTCAATGTCGGAATACCGTTAGTACGACATGACGATATTACGATAGAGCATAGTTACGGCGAGTGGTAAAAAATGGTCAAAACAGGCAAGAACATGGAAAAAATCAATGCTCTTGCTTTTAACTTTTTGTTTGAACAAGAAATTGGAGAGTGGTAATGGCGACAACCCCTAGCACGAAGACACCGAAGAAAGTAACAGGGGGTTCTACCTCGTTTATCCCGGGGACGACCGCGTCACAGGCGGTCGCAACAAAGGCGAAGATACCGAAGCCGAAGGGCTCCCTCATCGGCGCTGTTGACGCAAACAACCCGGTTGAGTCGAACTCCAAATGGATTTTCCCAACTTCTATTACCCTCGTCAATGAGATGAGCAGCAGGGATTCGTCAATCACCGGATTCCTCAATTCACTCAAAGACCCCATTACGACGACCAACTGGCGTGTATTAGGAAATGATGAGACACAGCGCGCCTTCATAGAAGACTGTCTGTTCAACAAGAACAGATGGTATTCCTTTCTCAACTCTGCCCTGTTTCATCTCGACTATGGGTTCTATGCGTTCGAGAAGATTTGGCAACTCATCGACGGGCAGTGGTGCATCGTCGGACTCGAACCGCGTGTTCCCGAGACGATACAGGAATTTATCTTCGACCAGAAGACGTGGCAGGTTACTGGCATCCGGCAGACAACGGGTTCTGGTGAGAGTGTGGACATTCCTCTCGAGAAACTCGTCGTGTTTGTCAACAAACAGAAGAACGACAGTCCGTATGGGATGTCTATCCTGCGCCCGCTGTACAAGGATTACGTCCTGAAACAGCAGACGGAGGAAGCGAAGTCGATTGCTGTGTCTAAGAACGGACTAGGAATTCCTGTTGTGAAGGTTCCCGAGAACATCTCTCCAAATGAAGAAGCAAAGACCGGAGCAAACCTCGGGCGCGTCGCGGACGGACACATCAAGTATTTCATCGAAAAGGGCAAGACGGAGTTCCGCTTTCAGGGCGTGGACGGTCAGATACCAGATGCAGACAGTTTCCTTCATTACTTGAAGGAGGGCATCTATGGTTCGCAGTCGCAGAACATCTTCAACATGGGTTCACAGACATCTGGCGGGTACGACGTCCTCATGACCGCAATGTTCCTGCGTATTTCGTCCATAGCGAAGTACATGAAAGAGGTCATCGAGAATCAGGTTATCAAACCAATGATTCTTGTCAATTTTGGGCCGCAAGTCGAGTACCCAAAGCTCTTCGCGACCGTCATGTTTGGCAAAGACCCCATCGCGCTTATCAACTCTATTTCTCAGATGATTGCAACAGGAACGCTGGCTCCGACACAGGAGCTTGTCGATTTTGTCGGTTCGCTCTTAGAGCTGCCGGAAGGGAGTGTAAAAGTTGGAACAGGAAAAGTTAGTAATGCCCCCGGAAACGGAGACGGAAACACAAACCCTGACGGAACCCCCGTCGCCGGAAAACCCGGAGACAAGTCGGGAAAACCTGTCGCCGGAAAGCCCGGAGTTAAACCCGCAGGAAAGCCAGCAGTCAAACCCGCTCCAAAGCCTAAAGGATAACATGTGGGCGAGCCTCGGAGAGTTGGAAGTAGAACTCGTCGATGGCAAGCAGGTCATCAAACCCGTCAAGGTGCTCAAGACCGGGTTGTATTCGTATTGGTCAAAGGACGACATGGACATCAACAAGGATGTCGTCCGTCAGATGGTCAAGAACTTTCACGACGGCGTCAAACCAAAGAAACCGCAGAAGGTTCCAATCGACTACAACCACGGTTCCCTTCAGGCGGGTGACGGAAGGGCCGCAGGTTGGATTCAGGACTTGGAGTTCGACGAAAAGTCGGGCTGGTTGCTTATGTATCCCAAGTTTACAAAACGTGCTCAGCAACTCATCACTGACGAAGAGTACAAGTACACGTCCGCGACCTTCGCGCTCGAGGGGATGGACAACAAGGGTAAGGACGTCGGGGCGTATCTTGCGGCTGTGGCACTGACCAACCGTCCATTTATTGACGGTCAGAGCGGTATCGAGTTCAAGGACAACACAGAAGTACCACCTATTCAACCCATCCTTCAGGAGGAATCAATGGAGAAAGAGACCACGGGCGTTACTGTCGAGATGTTCGAGGCAATGAAGGCCACGAACGCGACTCTCGAAGCCAACTTCACTGCAGTAAAGAACGAGAACGCCGAGCTCAGGGAGAGCGTCACTGCTCTTGTGAAGTCGGCAAAGCACGACAAGGCTGTCGCGTTTGCAGACAGCGCCGTCATCGGAAACAAGGTTGCTCCCGTTGAGCACGACCTCTACGTCGAGCTGTACGAGAACAACGCAGAACTTGCAACGAAGCTTGTTGCAACTCGTGTGGCTGTGGTTCCTACCGGACGTATCGGCGAGAACCCCATCACTCCCGAGGTCAAATTGTCCGAGTACGACGAAATCGTAAAGCTGGCAACCGCGAAGAATATCAGCATTGCTGACGCTTCTATTCTGTTTAAGGAAGGCAAGTAATGAATAGTTCAATTGCGCTCATCCAGCACGAACTGATTGGAATGCTCGTCGCCGTCGACATCAATGCTGACGGCGAGGCTTGCCTCCCCACTGCTGGTGGTAGGTTCATTGGCGTCTGCCAGAGCCCCATGCCCGTAATCGGACAGGCAATTCCCGTCATCATCGAGAAGTGTCTTGTTATTGAGGCCGGGGGTGTGTACGCTGCAGGCGATTACCTCTCCGTCGACGCTGCAGGCAAGTTCGTGGCCGCAGGCGCTTTGCCGACCTTTGCCGCTCCCGCAACTCCGACCGGGGCTGAAGTTTCAGCCTATACCGCCGCCCTTGGTGCGCGCGTTGCAATCGCTCTCGAGGCTTCTACAGCTTCCGGCGACAGAGTTCAGATTATCCGTCTGTAAGGAGGACGAGACATGTTCGATACTAGACTGATTCCTTCCCGTGACCCCCTTCAGACCGACGTCTACAACGAGTACAAGCCTCAGGGCACTTACCTTCAGGACTGGGCGGCAATTCCGCACCGTCCCGTCGACGCTCTGACTTCTGTATTTGCTGACAT